CAACGACAAAACTCGGATAGTGGGTCGTGATCCGCACACGATATTGTTTTTTCATTCCGAAACCCTCTTCAGTTCTTTTGCAAGTTCCCACATATCAGAACAGTTTAAGACGGCTTTCAGTTCGTCCACGTAATTTTTCTTGTCCGCCATGTATTCTTCAAATTCTTCTTCAGTATCGAAGCATTTAGTGCCATTGGTAACCGTGTTGATACCGTCAAGATCGGTAATACTACGGTGCCACTTCATATCTTCCAAAGACGCTTCGGTGTAATACAAGGCAATTATTAACAAACGCCGTGTTTCTGTATCCATTTCAATACTCCCGTTCGTTGATTGAAACACTAAGATATGCGTTTATCGCATACTTGTCAACCCTTACATATAAAAAAATCCCCGAGGGCCATAGGGGTAGCACCACGGGGATTTTCGGAGTCAACTACGGGAATAGTTGTATGTCGAGAATCATGATAGTGACTTATCAGATGATTGCAACCTTTTTCTTTCACTTTCTCTGGCCAGTTCACCGACTAGCCTTGCAAATTCACCAAGCTCCTCTCGGTTTGCAAGGTAGCCGCGTCCTCCAATACCCTCCATGCAGAGTGTGAAATCTTCATCGCGGACGATGCCCGCTTTGTATGCGAGGTCATGAACAAGGTCAGACATTGTCTCTACCGCGCAGTGTTATCTCTAACCATATCGCTCGATCTTCAGCCTTCTTTGCTTTTTTATATAGGCGTTTGGCCTTGGCATTCAAGTAACGCAAGTACCAACGTTTAAGAGCGATCACGCTTTTTGCCTCTGGACGGCGCGGTGTGCTTGTATAAACCACTGATGGTTTTTTCTTTTTTACCAATTTTAGATTGCCGAACTTTTTCGCCACGACGTGCATTGATTGCGTTATTGCCTTCCACATTTCTGCAATTTAACTCCGCTACTAGCATGTCCTTTTTCGGGATGTAGGACGTGTTAAGCACATAATACTTGTTCTTTCTACTTTTGAACATGCGGTGCGTGAGTCCTGATCCGCGGACTAGGAAGTCCAGTTCGTCCATCGCGTCCAGTGGATTGTCGAACAATGTTGCGTTAGTCATAGACGTTTATCCGGCGGTGATCTTTTTTAGTTCCGTATCGATGTTGCTTGTCGAAGCCCTGCTCGATGTACGTTTCAAAAATCAGGCGCAGTTGTCCGGAGATGGTTCTGCCATCTTTCTGAGCGAGAGCCTTGATTTCCTCGTATACATCACGGGGAACAAGCACACTTTTCCAACGTTGTGTATCCATAGGCCCCTCCTTATCTGCGATTATATGCGAATCTATGCGAACATACAATAAAAAAGGCCGTCTTTCACGCAACTCATATGAAAGACGGCCTACCTATTCCGGAAATTACACTCTTATGATTACGGGACCTCGTTTTGACTAACAATGACTATGGTCGTTTAAATCAAACACTAGAGGATAGTCATTGAAAGCATTTCCGGCCGTTCACAGGCGGTTATCCCTGTGTTGGAAATTGCCTTGGCCTTATCAGCAAGGCAAGTGGTCCCAACCTCTACAGAAAGTAAACCACTGGTATGCGACATTGTCAAACTAAACTTTAGTCTAATAAAAAAGCCGCCCGAAGGCGGCTTCTTCTTAGTCTTCAAGCCTAATTCGCATCCTTTTAATTACTTCAAGAATGTTTAGGCAGTCTGTATAGACTTCTTCCAACGGTTCCAGTTCTGCATACTCTTCCCAGATTGGTGGACCGAGGGGTAACCCGTCGGACGACGCTCCAGTCTGGTCAAGTGAACCGGCAATATCTTTTACTTTCTTCTCGATTTGATCGAGCCACATGATTTCTATATCCATGCTTCTTTCCCCCTTCTGTCTTCAGTAGTGTCCAACCAATGCTCACGCACAGCAGGTAGCTTCCTGATGACTGCTTGTTCTGCTGGTGTCCAATCCCAAAGATTCTCGTCAAACTCTAGTAAGTCCTCAACCATTCCTGAACCGGCACCTTCGCCAAACACTCGTGTTAAAACACTCATTTCGGTATCGCTCAAGTTGATGCGATAACCTTTTTTTAGTCTTGTTACTTTCATTACTTATCCCCTATTAGAAGTGCCGCCCCGAAGGGCGGCGGTTGATTAAACACTTAGCTCTCTTTCAATCTCACGCAACTTGTCGTAGACCTCATCCCATCCAAGACAGAACTTTTCATCGTCCCAACCTTCGTACTCAATCCAGTACGCTCGGTTGTCACCAAGATCATCAATGATGATTTCAATCCCCAACTTTTTAGCGAGCCGTTTGGCTTTACCGTAGTAAGGGTCGTACTTTCGCTTGGTCTTTTTTGGCGTGAACGCCTTATCTAAGACAGGCATACCTGAGAACAGCCAACTAATATCTTCACGAACCGTCACGCCAAACTTAGCGTCGTATTTCTGGTTAGTCTTTTTCGCATGTTCTCTTGCTTCAGCAAACGTCTTAAACTTTTCCCGAAAAACAAACCCATCGGCCTTCATTGCGGCCATTCCTTTGCGGTAAATCTCTCGATCTTTTTGATTCTTCCGATTGCTCTCGCTAGAGAGAACGAAATACTCGTTTCCTTTTAAGACGTAAGATGGTTCGACAACGTCAAGTTTCGACTTGCGTAGCTTGGTCATAATGACCTCCCGTATTTGACTCAGTTAATTGTTAAACATCAATGAGTTGGGGCTACCAACTCATCTGACATGATAAATCATATATGCGACATTGTCAAGGATTAAAGATAAACCAATGTGGTATTAGTCCCATACCAATATGATATTGGTCTAATACCGTATGCGACTTTAGCAATGTTATAATGACCTTTCCAAAAAAGGAGGAACACAATGGAAATCACTACGGAAGTAAAAGTCAAAAGTCCTTACCTGACTTTCGACAGGGCGACAGGAACGTACACGTTCAAAGCCGAGCGGGAATACAAGTCGGGCAGGCTAACTCGAAAGTACCTGACTGCCGAAGAAGCGATTCATCAAGTTCGCAAGTACGAAGCGGCCAAGGAACAACTCAGGCCAGAAGAAAAACTGGTAACTTTCTAAAAAATAAGATCCTGGGATTTGTCCCACAAAAAAGCCGCCCCGAGGGGCGGCATGATGAGGGAGTAGTCGTCATGAAAAAAGCAGGTAGCTTACTCTGCTTCTCCCCAACTAGGCCCGATTTCGACATCGCACTTGTTGGGTACTTCTAACGGTACAGCAGACTCCATCACCTTTGCAATTTGCAGTGCATCATTTTTATCCTCCACAGACATCGCCAGTTCATCGTGAACCTGTATCAACGGTAGGCGTCCCATCTTGTATAAGTTAACCATCGCCTGCTTGGTCATGTCGGCCGCAGACGCTTGTATCAACCTGTTCAGAGCTTTGTATGTGTACGCCCGTTTCAGCCGCGTCGTGTCGCCGTACTCCTTGACAGCTTCACGGTAGGGCAGAGCTTTGTTCATAGAAAAACTGTCTGGCTCCCACAGATCAAACCGACACTTGCGGCCCAGTAAGGATCGAATCGAGCCCGACGCATCTTTCTCGTTTAACCTGTTCATCACGCCCTGCATCAGACCTTTCACGAAGGGCACCCGCTCGTGATACTGGTTAATTAGTTTCTTAGCGTCGTCCACTGGAATATCTAACTGATCGGATAGCTTATTGACCCCCATGCCATACATCATGCCAAGGTTGATTGTCTTGGCTTGCTTACGGCCGATGTTGGCCATCTCAGCTACCATCGTATGGAAGTCAGTGTCCGGATCGTCGTTGTACCGTTGCACGAAGTCTTTGGCCCCCTGTAGCGGGATCCCTCGCGCTTTGCCGTAGACGTGCGCGTAATGAACCAAGATCCGTGGTTCCTGTTGCGAGAAATCTATTGCCGCCCACTGCTCACCTTCTTCCGGCAGGAACAGACTGCGAATCATTGGCCCCAGTTCTGGGTCGCGAGCCGGTATCTGTTGCAGATTGGGGTTGGCCATCGACAGACGGCCTGAGACGGTCCCGCCGTCGTCAGATCGGTTCTGATTGATGTGCCCGTGAATGCGTCCGTCCTTGCCGCAATATTTTAAAATGTTACTGATGAACGTGCCTGACGTCTTATTCAGGTTACGTGCTTCGACGATCAGCTTTGCGAATGGATGTTGTTGCTCCGCAAGGAACGTCTTCGTGAACGAAGGCGAGCCTTTCTCCGTTTTAGGATACGCAAGCCCGATTTCGTCGAATGCTTTGGATAGTGATTGTGCCGCCCAGATTTCAACGCCGAACCCCGCTAGTTTTTTTATTTCTTTATGTACCTTGTTCTCACGTTTGAGTAACGCGTCACGGGTACGCTCAGTTCTGTCCATGTCTATCCGTACACCGCGGTAGGTCATTTCGATCAGACAAGGCAGTAGGTCTAGTTCCAGATTGACGATGTCCCACAGCCCCTGCTTGCCAACTTCCACGCTCATGTAATTCCAAAGTTCCAGAGCGAGCTTTGCGTCTACTTCGGCATACGGTCCAACATACATGGCCGGCATCTTCCACATCTCTGCTTTCGGGTCGAGCCCGAAGGTACGTGCCGCTTCTACCAGATCTTTCTCAGATTTAGTTTTGCCCAGTAGGTCAAAGGCCAGTGCATTGAGGCTATAGCTGAACCTGTTCTCGTCTAGCAGACTGCCGACTAGCATGGTGTCGATCAGCCGGCCGTTAAGTGTGAAGCCTTCGCGCTTGATCCAACCGGCGTCGTACTGCGCGTTGTGCATAATTTTGTCGCACGGCAGTTCAAAAACTTTTTGTAGCCACTTGCTTACAATCCGTTTGTCTAAATTACCTCCGCCTTTATGCCCTACAGGAATATAGCCAGACCAGTTCTCGGTCGCGACGGCGTAGCCGACAATTTCACCGTTACCAGTCGCCCAACCCGCGCCCATCGTTTTAAGATCAGGGTCGCGTGTTTCGACGTCGATGGCGATCTGCTTGGCAGAACTCAGGTCGGGTAGCTCGGCCGGCGGCACCCATTCAGTCTTCGGCGTAAACATCGCCATTTGTAAGCTCATTCTTTATCCTTCATATCATCGACAGCGTCGAAAAAGTTATCTGCAATCTCGCCGCCTAAAGCCGCGTATCCCGCAATATCTGTCCAAGAGTCCTTATGATCGGGCACTCGACACAAGCGACTCATTTTGACTGCGATCATGCACAGCACCACCTCTTCTGGCCGCACGTCAACATTCAGAATTGCTGACCACATATCTGCAATGCGTTGATGGTTGGTGAGCGGATCACCGTAAACCTCGTCGCGTAAAGCAGAAATCATTTCTTCTGCGTCTCTCAACACTTCTTCGCGGTTCATATCCACATCCTCCGAATCTCAAACTTACCCTCAAAAAGACGCTGTATCTTTTTTAGCTGTTCTTCTGCCTCTTTCAGTGTTGAAAAGGTGTACCAACACTTGTTGTCGTACCAAATCTCAAACTTCATAACTCGTAGCTCCTTGATACGTCTTCCGGTTCAACAATAAACAGGTTTTCTCTAGCTCGTGTGACACCAACATAAAACACGCGGTGTAGGTCGTCTGGATTGCTTCGTGCCGCTTTCTCTGCGGCTGGAGATAAATCTGTAAAAAGTACAACATTATCTGCCTCCCCACCCTTTGACCCGTGGATCGTGGACACCGTAATGCGGGGCTCGCCATTGAACTTCTCACCACGACGCAGTAGCGCAATGATGTACGCACGATCCTGCTCCGGCAGTTTGTCCATCGCGACGTGCCAGATCATCTCTTTGTCAGCATTTAAGCCGTGATCCGCAATCAGTGTATTGAGGTCAATCAGATCCTCATCCAGAACCGCAGGCAGTTTCTTAAACCCACGCGTGATGCGATCCTTCGCGCTCATAAAACTGTAGATGTTACGCGCCGTCTTGCCTGATACCTCACGGCCTTTGCGTAACGCCTCCCAACCATTGACGGCGTCAGCTACTTTTTCAGAAATAGAACGGTGCCCGCGATAGTTGAACAGGTAACCGTTTGACTTGAGATCTTTAGCTACGGGCGTCAACTGATAGCCGGCCTGCGACAGTATGAGCCATGAGCCCTCCGCCATGTCTACGCCGTCAATAGTCGATACACGAAGCACCTTGCCGCAATCTGCTTTGGGGTTATACCGTTTAGGAAACCGGCGCGAGATTCGTTTGCTGATGTTCTCAGCAACGCTATGTATCTCTTGCGGTATTCGGAAGGACGTTTCTAATATCTCAGAACCACCGTCCAGATTAATGAAATGATCGACGTCGGCTCCTGCCCAACGGTAGATAGCTTGATCGTCATCCCCCGCGCAGTACATCTTATCGGACATATCATCGAGGATATGCGCGATGTCCCACTGTAACGGTGATAAGTCCTGCGCTTCGTCAAGAAACGTCAGCTTAAACCGGTGCTTAAACGTCGGTGCCTGATGCACAAACAACTCAAGCATATCTGTGAAATCATGGAGCTTGTACATCTTCTTGTATTTACGCAGTGACTCATCCACATAACGGACGGTATTCCAGTCTGTCTCTAGTTCGCTCTCGTTATATTGCTGACGCAGGTCAACCTTGCGTAGTCGAGCTAAGTTAATCAGCCCAAGCAACGGGTCGGCCGTTTTAGCTAGTTCGATGAAATCATCGTCTATCTGATTCTGCCCAAATAGCTCCACGCCAATGGCATGACTGAGTTCTTTATAATGTTCACGTTGCATGATCTGATCCGACTGTATGTCGGTCATGGCTAACGCAAGCGAGTGAAGCGTCCGAAAGAACATTAGATCTTCCTTGGGGTCGAGCCCAAAGCGATCAGCCGCACGTTCCTTGGCTTCAGTTGCCGCTTTTTTGGTAAACGCTAGAAAGGCTATTTCCTGTGGCTGTACACCAGATTCAAACGCCTTGTCTACCATGTTTAGCAGTGTCGTTGTTTTTCCGGTTCCCGGCGGCCCGAATATCCTGAACATCCCCGTACTCCTCTATATTGTTTTCTACTTTTTCAACGATCTGTCGCACACGCTCTCGGGACAGGCCCATACGTTTCCCTATTGCGACAAGGGTCATGTAATACTTTGTTCGCATTTCCCAGATCTGGTAGTCTCTTTGCTTAATCTTCATTGTGTTCTATCCATTCTTTCAGCCCCTCGATACCCGATACCTTCTCAAGAAAGATCGGCGTGTATGAGCCCATATATGCGCCCATTACATTGAAGTTCATGTATTCGATTGCCTCCCAGATCTCGCAGTCTAAGTTCTTCTGCAAGATTTCTAGTGACTTCTGTATGTCGTACACCACGACGCTTGGTTCCCCGCATCGGTGTGCGATGCCGATGATGGCATCATCAAGCCCGTCTGCTTTCAGCATCTTTGTCAAAATGGTGCCCCCTCTTGGTTAAATTTAGGTTTGAGTTCGACGTCTGCCGAATCAAAGCTTGGTATCGCCCACACTCGAACAGCCCGTCCTTTAATCTTGAGTACGGTGCTTTCGCCGCTTATGTCGCGCAAGCGTTGCGCGATCTTATGCGACTTAAATTCAAAAAACTTATTTTTGCGTAGGTGCGCTTCAAAGTCTCGCAACCGAAAATATGTGATGTTTGCGTCTTCATCTGTCCAAGGTCGTCGGAGCAGAATCTCTTCTTTGTCCTGCGCTTGCTGTAGATGCCGGCAGAACTCTTCCAGATAGTCGTAGAACTGTCCTGACGTGGAGGCATCCTGCGACACCTCCATGATGGCGCTCTCGTTGTCCCGCATTTCACCCATCAGAGTGCTAATCCGGCTCTCCCAATTCTGTTTCGATATAGTCCGCGGCATGAAATTAAGTTGTTCCATACACGCTTTCTGAAAAGTCGCTTGCGATAGGAGCGCGTCAGTGTCGAGTTCCAAAGGCTCCCCGTTAATGTCCATAAACCAGACAGGCGGTGTCGAGTTGTATTTGCGGAGATTCGCAATCGCGGCACCCGACGCCGCCGTCGCGATGCCGAACTTGCGCGTTTGGCAGAGGTCTTTGTTGCAATGGGCACAGATCGGCGCATCTGTACAACGGTAGGCGTAATCTTTTTTTTCAAGTTGCTTCGCAACAATATTAACTTCATTGAGTGGTAAGGGCGGCTCCAGATACTGGGCATTATACTCAAGAATTTTGCTTTCCCACTCTTCTGGGTGCGCTTTCCGTAAGTAGACCCCCAAATTGAATAACCCATTGTTCCTACCCCCTTCTGATATTTTTTCTTTACATAAATATTGTAAGCACGGCGGTCCATCTTTAATGACAACATTGGACTTATCCGATTCTTTGGTGAGCGCATCAATTTGCTCCGGCGTTTGAACGTGCGTGTCGTATAGCGCGTAAAAGTCTTTAAGCGTTGCCGAGGTGCCGTCATCTTGTATCGCGTAGCGTAAGCCGTCTTCTGCATTGTAGTACGGCAGATTAAGAAAGTTGCCGATGTCCCCACGATCAAGATGTAACTTGACCTGCTTCGGGAAAATCTCACTGTTACCGTAGCCAAGCGAGGTCGATATTTTTTGCAGGGTTTCCTGCATTTGCTTGGCTGTAATCCATTCGGTGACGAACAAAAAACAATGAGCGCCACCGGACTTTGACCGACAAACAATCAACGGTATCCGAGCTTGCCGAATCCGTGTAACTAAATCGGTGTGATCTAACGGGTACTGGTCGATGTCAATACAGCCCCATTTGACATTGTTATCCTCGTTGATAGGGATAATGCCAATGCCTTTGCCCTCACCAGACAGATGCCCTTCCCAAAGAGCCGTGGTGCGTGGTTCCCGTATGACTGCCGCTTTACCGGCGTTCTTTCCGCTTTGTGTCTGTTTTTCTATTTTGAAGGTGCCATAAGCCTGCTGTAGGCCGTCAAAAATGGCACTAAACTTTTCGACTGACATAGTTGGTCCTCAAAGACGGGGCACATTGCTGTGCCCCGAATGGCTTAAAACGCAGGGTTATTAGATTTGTTTTCCTCGTCATCCCCGTGTTTTACAACGACGTCGCCGGCCATAATGCTTTCAGCAAATTGCTTGGCTTGTTGATATAACGCCGCATCCTTGACTGGACCGATGCGGGACATTTCCCACCCGTGCCAAGAGCCTTTTGAGTTTTCCTCACTTAACGTTTTGAGGTGATATGTGTGACTGAACCGAGCCGGTGTGAACGGCCCGTTTGCACCTTGCATTGTCAGAGACGCAACCATTGAGTTCCACTTACGGGACTTCTTCAACTGCGTAGACTTCATCGCAATCAACGCCGTTTCTGCTGAACCGTCATCGTTAACAATGATTACAAAATGCTGATGCGTTTCTTCGATGTAATCACCGTCACCGCCGACAACATATTCCTTGTTGTCATTCTCGTCACGCTTAGTCTCCGGACGTTTGTCCTGTGGCGTGTAGATAGAAATAGGCGCACCGGTGCCTTGACCTCGCGGAGCCCACTGGATAAACCGACGCTGATACGCGCACGGTATGACTGTGACACCCTCTTTACCAGAGTAAACTTGTCCGGAGACGGTGTTCAAGATGTCACCTTTACGTCCCTCAAAATCTTCGTCATCCAGTATTGAATCGAGTGCTGAGATAATCTTGAGGAACGGTAACGCAAGATCTTCTTGCTCCATTTGTGCCCCCATGCCCGCATCTGCCTCAAATAATGAGGGATCGAATTCGACGACTTCGCCGCCTTTCTTTTTTGCTACTGCTTTTGTCATTACTTATTCCTCTTAATAACTGCTCGTTGTCCTACCCACGCGCCAAATAGTTCCATTGGAAAATCATCACCGTTTTCGACTCGCTCCTTTACGAAGGCACGAAGTGTCTGTGGGTGTATTTCCGTTTTCTGCTCTGCCGCGTAACCTTGCTGTGAAGCAAGAGCTTGGAACGCTGACGCTACGTCGTCTTCACCACGGCCGAAAACACACAAGACTTGATTCTTGATAATGTCGTCATAGCCGTTATCGCGTAGCCATTCATAAGCGGCGGGTCTGTCGTCTACTCGGATTGAGGCACCATACGTCTGCTTAACAGTGACGTCTGATCCGTCATCGAGGGTTAAAGACTGCATGCCCAATTCCATCAACATAGTCGGTAGGTCTTCATCAGTCATTTTGATGAGAGCTTTCTTTTCTTCTTTGAGCGTCTGTTCCAGACTCTCAATAAGCTCTTCCTTGGTTTTGATAGCTTTCGCCAATCCGGCCACAGAACCGAGGCTTTCTTGGTCAAGCTGTTCGAGTGCAGATGAACCAGAATCCTGCTCCATCAATTTCAGCATTTCTGCCTGTTCGTTAAGCGTACTCATACTTTCACTTTCCAAGCCCGAGTTTTACCATCGGACGTTTTTCTAGTGACTATTTTCCACTCTAAATGTTCGTTCTTTTTTTGCCGCGTGACCAACCAAGCTCTTAATTTGAGAGCTTCCTTTAATGTGTTGAATTCAACACTATCGCCCTCTCGCAGTTGCAAAAAAAGTTGGCCCATTCGGCCAAAAGGTCTGCCGTTTACGGCTCTTGGTGGGACAGGTATTCCTCTTTCAATTATAAAAGTCATGCTTATTTCTCCGTGTTTGAAGGCACCGTCTGGGCCTTGACAATACGAGATATTATCCTACAATAAGCAAATGTCAAGGGGAACGTTGCATGAAATACAAAAATTACGAATTTAAGACTGAGCCGTATGAGCATCAGCTTAAAGCACTCGCAAAATCGTGGGATGTAAAGTTCTACGCGTTGTTTATGGAAATGGGTACAGGAAAGTCTAAGGTCGCCATCGATACGATGGGAATGTTGTACGAGAACAACTTGATCGATTCGGCTGTTATTATTGCACCCAAAGGCGTTTACGATAACTGGTTGCAAAAAGAAATACCTACACACCTGCCAGATCGTATAGAAAGAAACGTGATCCGTTGGGTGCCGTCATCTGCCAAGAGCTATCAGGCAGAGCTTGCCGAGATTGTTTATAAGCCCTTCGATGGAATCAAGATACTGATTGTCAACGTCGAGGCGTTTTCTACCCCGCGTGGCACACGTCTGGCGGAGGAGTTCTGCACCAAGAACCCAAACAATATAGTCATTGTTGACGAATCAACGACAATAAAAAACCGTAAAGCACGGCGGACAGTCAACATCATGTCTCTGATGAAAAAGAGTAAGTACCGACGCATTTTGACAGGGTCTCCAATTACCAAGTCACCAATGGATTTGTTTAGCCAGTGCGCGTTTTTGTCTCCCAAGGCTCTTGGCATACCCTCTTATTACGCATATCAGAACCGCTACGCGGTCGTAGCAAGACGCACAATGGGTCATAAGACCTTTAACGAGATCACCGGCTACAGGCGCTTAGATGAGCTAAACGCGAAGCTGGACCGGTTTAGTAACCGCGTATTGAAGACTGATTGCTTGGATCTGCCGGATAAGATCTATCTGCGACGCAACGTGCGGCTCACAGACGAACAGTTGAAAGCCTATAAGCAGATGCAAAAGCTTGCGCTTGCCAAATTAGAATCGGGTGAGTTATCCACAACAGCGTCTGTTTTAACTCAGATCATGAGGTTACAGCAGATTTGCTGTGGACATTTACCGGATGACCAAGGCACTTTACATCCCCTGAAAAACAACCGCATGACTGAACTGATGGACGTGATCGAAGAAACATCCGGCAAGATAATTATCTGGGCTACGTTCACGCATGACCTCAAACAAATACAGGCTGAACTGGCAAAGAGGTACGGCGAAGAAAGTGTGCGGATGTACTTTGGTGAAACCGCGCAGGATGATCGGCAAGAGATTGTTGATGCCTTCCAAGACCCTGACAGTGATCTGCGGTTCTTTGTCGGTCAGCCGCGTACAGGCGGTTACGGCATCACTCTGACTGGTGCGAACACCATGATCTATTACAACAACGGGTATGACCTAGAGATACGATTACAGTCAGAGGATCGGGCCCACCGGATTGGCCAGACGGCTAACGTTACTTACATCGACATCGTTACGCCAGACACAGTAGACGATAAAATACTGAGTGCGTTACGTGACAAGATTGATATCGCAGGTGAGGTGTTAGGCGAAGACACTAAGTCGTGGCTGATTTAATATTGCCGAGGCTTGCCATAGTTCATTAGCGACATGATGCCTCGTGAGAGAGGACTGTCTAAGTCTCCCGCATATAGATCCCGACTGAAACTAACGCCCGGTGTTTCACCAACGTTAAAAGTTAGTTTTCCGCCACCGGCAGGGGCGGAAAACTGTTTATTCTCTAAAAAATTATAAGCGTCACTTAGTGCCTGCATTTCAGGGCTTGTCTGTTGAATTTGCTTGGCTTGGTCAAATGCCTGCTGTGCGTTTGTAATCGTTTGTGCAGGAGTTGCACCAAGCGGCGTATCTGTAATCGTTTGACCAATTCTTTGAGCGTCTTTCAAAAGATTACTTACACTGAAAACAGGCTCTTTCTTTTTATTAGCTAAGTATTCAGACATGAAATAAGAACGAGCTTCTGGTTCCGGAGCGGGCATCGCTTGACCGGATAAGTTGACCTGACCTTGAAACGGACGTGAGTAGTCTTCGACAACAATACCGCTAGATAGGGTTTTTGTGTAATTTGGAATGTTTTGAACTTCAGCCGGTTTTGTGTTGAAATTAACAGTGTTTCCCCGACTGTCTGTAACCGTGTTTTGACCAGCCCTGTTTACTTTCGATCCTTGCCCTACCTGTTGGTTTGAATAGGCATCGTCTGTTGTAGATCCGCTTTTATCTCCAGCCATATCTAAACCTTAATGTATCGTCACGCTTTCTGAAGGTCTTCCAACCCGGCCTAACTTTTTACCTCTTGCCATTCTCACAAACAAGCCTTCACTTGCCAAGGTAGTGTGACAATCCAGATAAGACCGACACTTCTTTGCAATGTCAAAAGCATTGTTATAAGGGGCTATAAAATCAATGACATAAAGCTGTCCTTCAGCTTCGTCTGTTTCCCAATCCTCGGGTTGAATTTTTCGGCCCCCGTTAAGATAACCTTCTTCCGCTTCAGGAGTTAAAAAAGTGTAACTGAACAGCCCCACGGCTAAATCATCTTGATAACAAAGCACCAATCTTCCGTTGTTAATGGCAGGAAATATAAGACGTTCCATATCGGTTGCACTGTAGTCACAGTGCCACTCAGACATTTCCATCAAGTCAAACACATCCTCGATCATGAGAAAAGGCTTCCAATACCGCCACTGCCGCCGGCCGCTTGTAAAAGCGGATCGTTAGGGAACAAGGCCGCTAACTGCTGTCGTTGTTGCGGATTCGCTCCACCCTGTGGCTGTACAGGAGCCGGTGCGGGAGCCGCCGGCCGTGGTTGAATTACCGTCGGCGTTGGTTGTGCGAACCGCTGTGCCATCAGATTCAGCTGTGGTGCTTGGACCGATGCCTGTGGTGCAAAGGACTCTTCAGGCGGTATAAACTCTTCGTCTTCCTCAATTTCTCGGATAGCAATAGGTAATCTACGACCAACCTGTTTTGCCAACGGGCTGAACACCGCTTCAAAAACAGTCAAAGCTTTATCCAAATCTTTCTTGTCTTTTATTGTTTTCAATCCTTCGGCAAGCAGTTTCGGATTACTAAATATTTCCGTCATGATTTTAATGCGTTGGGTCTCCGGGCCGCGTAACAGTAATTGCTGTGTTAACTGAGAGCCCGTTTGTTCTGCGATTAAGCCACCACTCATCTGAGGCAAACCAATCAACTGCTTTAACTTTTGTTGGAAAGCCGTACCGGCTGTAGCTCCCCCTATTTTTATTAAAAAAGACTTGGATAAGCTGGGGGTTTTAAACAGTACATTGTCAAAGTTGTTAGTAGCAAAAGCCTCTTGTATGCCCCTAAGTTGCTTTACTTGTGCCGATAAATCATCTATGTACTTTTGATCGGCTAAACCTTTTTCAAGCATAAATTTAGTTAAAGTCATATTCAGGTTAGCCGGCGCTTTATCTATCGGTCCAAATAAAGTTTTTTGTAAGCTATCGCCATTAGGAAGTCCGACATTGTTGTTGGATTTAGTCAAAGCGTGGTTGATGATTGCTGATCGAAAACCTTTTAAAGCACTTTCTTTTGAGAAGCCTTGTTTTGCATATTCGGCAGGGCTTGTTTTTTCAATCATGTTAAACAATTCAGTCAAGGCTCTCACGGGTCGTTTGGATGCAAGAGCTTCGCTGACTGCTTTTCCCGGATCGTCATACTGTAGTGCGAACTGAAAAGCTTGATTTTTGTAGTATTCATCAATTTGAGCATCAGTAAAGCCGGCTTGCCGTGCTTTTGGAATACTCAAGCTGTTTGCTGGATCGTTTAAAAAATTATCGAAAGCTCGTTGGGCAGACTGAGCATCTTTTAAATCTACTTGTAAATCAGGCAGTAAAGCCATTAGCTCTTTTGCCCCAGATTGTTTTTTAAAAGTAGCCAGTTTTACCGGGTCAACCTCGAAAACTTCAATCTGTTGGTTGGGATCATTCGGATTCCGTTTAACTTTTCTCGTCATGATTTTACTGAAAGAATCCCGTAAGGCTTCATCTAAAATACGAGAGGCCGTCATGTTCTGTACTTGATTTTCTGTAAAACCTCCTTCCTTAATTAAGAACTTTCCTGCCGCCTGAATTTGTTCATACCGTTGAACTACAGCCCGCGGAGTTCCTTGAAAAAACTTTTCAAGAAGTTCTTCAGGAGATAACTTCAGTCCTCGTGATTTATCTGTCGCTTCCAGATTAGATAAAAATGTTCTAGAAAAAACATTATTACGAGCAAACGTATACGCTCTTGCGGTATTGTAGGCGGCTGTAGCATCATCTTTTTGTCCCGTTAAATCTCTAAGCACCGCATCGGCAAGTTTTGAAATGCGCCTTGCCCTTTGCACCTTGCCATCTTTTCTTAGAGTGGCTGATTTTTCTAGGAGACCGCTGTACATCAACCAAAACTTTTCCGCTCTAGCCGGGTTTCGACCTTCACCTCGTTGAAAAAACGTGCGTAGGTCATCAATGTCAGCAAGATAAGCGCCTACATCGCTATTGAAATCCTGCTGTGCCCCTTTAGACGAAAAGTTTAAACCCCCTCGTATTGAGGGTCTGTCTAAAAGTTGTAGAGTATTAGGTTGCTGTATTTGTTTACCGTTTTTAGCAAAGAATTGAGTTAGTGGAAAACTTTTCAGAGACTGCCAAAGGTCATTTTCTCGACGCTTACCTAAAGATATTTGCTGTTGTAAAACCTCGTAAAGTTTTTCGGACAAATCAACTCGTTGGCTCTCTGCGGTCGGTTCTCTACCCAAAACTTTAGTGGCTGATGTAGTTAATCGGGTAACCGCGTTATCAATACCGTTGATAATATTTTCTTCAAATAGGGCTTGCTGTATTCTTGCCGCCGCCGTAACTGCTTCAGGATCTCCCGTTTTAGCCAAAACTCCTATAGCATTGATCGCTCCCATAGTGAGTTCTTCTTGGCCTTTTCCTGTTGCCGCTTCTAACTCTTTACTATTTTTTTGTAGTTCATTTTGAAGGGTCCGTATGGTTTTTGATAAAGGTAGTCCCGACGTTTCTGCCAAATCAGCGGCAGTAAGGTTAACAGGGTTACCATCTGCATCTATTGAAGCTTTATTTAAACCATCAATAAAAACGGCTAATTTTTCATCCGCCGTAATTATTTCGCCGTTTGCTAATTTTTCATCAGCATATTCCTCAGATCTTTGTATTGCAGTGTAGATCCGTTGAAAGGAGTCTTCTGTAACGCCCTCTGCTAACAAACCGTCAACATTATCTTTTTTTCCGTACCATTCTTTAACTTTGCCAAAGACCCCTTTTACAGCGGGTTTTCCGAAATCAGCCAATACTTGAACAGGGAAAGGAATGATGAAAGAAAAGGCAACCTCAGATCCCAATCTAGTAGCGTCGTCGTAAGGATCAATATTTTGTGCTACTACCGCACCCAATGCTGTACCACCCGCTACAGTGGCTTCTAAACCTAAATATGATTTTGGGTTTTCTCTGGCTAGTTTTTTGGAAGCCTGTATGCCTTTTTCAACTCCGCCAATCATTCGGGCTGTCGCAGGTCCTTTTCTTGGATCAAGTATATATCCGGCTGGATTAAATTTGGTTAGTCCAAGATTAGTGCCCAACGCCCCACCAAACATTTCACCTCTGGTTGCATCGGTCCTAGCTTTCATTGCGGCATCGAATGCTTTCTGACTTAGGCCGGCATTTTTTGCAGTAACTTCAAAAGCCTCGTCAGCTACTTGTGCAAATTTACCAGACGAAACATTTTTAAAGTTATCTAAGAACTCAAGTGCCCCGGTTGCTGATTTATCTGCTTGCTTGGAAAAAAATCTCCAAGGAGTCGCTAGTAAAGACATACCATAAGTAAAGGTTTCTCCGGCCCGACGAGACGCTTCCAAACTAGGTATTACTGGATCCTCTTTACCTGTTACAGCTTCATCAATTTCACTTCCGGCTATTGCTCCCGTTATGGCTCCACCGATACCTCCAATGGTGTAAATAGCTCCACGAGCGGCCAAACCGGGTAATCCCAGCGGAGGTATTAAATTAGCTATCGGAGCCGCCGCCGCTACTCCAGTTTTAAAGCCAGCATATCCTCCCACGGCTTCAGGTATTGTTTCTGTAACACCGCCTGCAAACGCTTTAAGTTTTGGGATGGAACCATCTGGGTCAAACTTACCGTAATCTTCTACATTTGTGAAAAGCGTTAGGATTTCTTCAGACGATAGCTGTCGATCCTCTGGTGCAATTCCTTTATATCTATCCAGTTGGTCCAGTATTGGATGAGTTCCTGACTTTAAAGACTCGACTGTAATCGGCTGATCCATAAAGCCAAGATCTTCTGTGGCAATCTGAACAACCCCTTCAACCGTCCCGTCTAAACCTTGCGTCTCGATTAAACTTTCAAACTGTCTAGGTTCAAGATTGATTAAACTTTCAGCCATTACTGCATCATCCTGCGTATTTGATTTTTGGCGCGTGACATGCTTTGATCCTCACCGGTACCCGGAATAGTTCTCGTGGTGGGAGTACCGAAATGTTCTTGGAACAATAAAACATCTGCCAATAAAGTTTTTACTCGATTCATTGCTCTTCTTTCGCGGGTAACTTGATTTTGACTAAATCCTCCAGAATCTCCACCATACTCGGGTAACATTTTAGCGCCTAACGTCATCGCTTTTTGTAGTTGAGAACTGATGGTATCAAGCTGTGCTTTAGCATCTATATCAGTTCTACCAAACAATCCGCCCGGACGTATTTTTTCTGTTTCTTTTTCTAAAAGTTCCTGTAGAAACTTCAAAACTCTACTGCCCGAGGTTTCAGCGTCGGTGGTCAGTTGCAAAACGTCGTTAGCTAAGGAGGTCAAGTTTTGTTGAGCCCGTTTGAAATTTTGACTTTCCTGAGAAACTTCGTCACCAGTAAGCTCCGCCAAAAAACCCTCAGCCACTGCGACTGCTCCCGGTACTAAACGAGAACCACCTATAGCCGCTTTGTAGTTTATATTCGGATCGAATCGAGTGGATTCATGATTTTTAAAGATTGGTGAATCAACCTTTACTTGGAATGTCTCTGGATCAATAAGTTCTTTAGTAGCGTTAGCCAAAGAAGGCAAGTCTTCATCATCCGATTGAATTGCATCAGAGCGATCAGGGGATTCTGGGAGATCCTCTCCGCCAAGTATTTTTTGCACTTTGTTATAAAAAGCAGGATTACCTTTCTCTAATGCGGCTAGAATCTTAGGAGCCAATTCTACAGATTCTCCCTGCACAAACCGTCCAGCTTGTGCATTCCAACTGACGTTCGTTGCAGGGTTAATGTAGTCCAAAATAGATTGCTCAAAGAGCGTTGTTTTATCACCTAATTGCTTTCTAGCATAACCCTCAAGTCGAGTGTCATTGGTTATGTAGTTTAAAGTAGCGGTCTTAGCCGCGCTTCCTACCTTATCTGCTTGTGCCGCTTCTTGTGCAATGGCCAGATTGCCTAATTGATATTCTTCGGTAACTGCATCTCGGGCTTCCTGCAAATTGACTTGTCGTGTTTTCAGGTCGAACCCTTTCTCAGCCATCGCGTTATCAAACAATCTATTTGCTTTTGCAATTTCACGGTCAATATCTGCTTCGCTCTTAGAAAACCTACGGGCTTCTTCTGCCAACAGTTGACGGAACCTTTGGTCGTTTACTTGAAGATCCATTCTTGCGGCACGTTCTAAGGCAGATTCTGTTGCTCTGAAGGCGTTGTTGTTATCATCTTGTGCTATTTGCAAAGTGCTTCTCAAGTTAGCCAACTCGATGTTTTGCGCTTGTCCCTTATCCATCTTGGCAAGATCATAGCTATTCTTCACTTCAGCAACTTTTAAGGTGTTTTCTAAATCAACGCCCTTTTCATTAATTCTTAATTGACTTTGATACGCATCGTTTTGCTTCTGCAACTCTGCCGCTTGAGCCTGTAAATCAGTGCGATTCTTGAAATCTATGCTTCCTTTCAAAGTCGCAAGTGCTTTTCTGTTTTCTTGTAAAGCGGCTTCCAAAGTCAACCTGTTAGCATTCCGATACTGTTCTAAAGTAATGTTGCCAGCTTGTTTTAATTTTTCTAAATCAACTGCTTGCTGACCAGTAAGACCCAACTGCTCCATGCGTTGAGCCCCAAGTTGGGATTGTAAAATTTGACCGGTCTTCAGCTTTAATTTATCGGTTAATTCTATTTTTGCTATGTCCCCGGCTTGTCTTATATTTTGGATGTCTTTTTCTTGTTGGAACTTTTGTTCTTGTCCCAAAGCGGCTTCTGCCGACTGCAAAGCACTTAACTGCACCGCTTGCTCTTGTTTTTTAAGGTCGTCTTTAGTCTTCGACAGATCAGCAGATCGCTGTCCGAGTCTAGGGAATAGTTGTGTTTGAATAGCCGATTCAGCTAGTCGCTCTGCTGGAGACATGCCCGGACGGGATCCGGCTGTGCTAAAGTTTAAAGCAGTATTAGCTAAATCAAAGAAGAACTGAGCTTGAGCTTGTTTTCTAGCTTCTTCTAGCCGAGGTTTTGGGTCTTCAATGAGCCCTTGTCGCACGTCAAATCGCTCACGAGCCAATTCCCCCAGTCGGCCTTCTGTAGTGGCAAACGGGTTATTAGAGAGTAAAGATCCAATACCTTGATTGACGGCCATATTAGCCTCCCATCATGGACATAATGCCGCCGGCCATATCACCTTGTACCGGCTGTTGCATCTCTTGCTCTGCAAGTCCGCCAATACCCTGATCGACCATCGACATCTGCACAACGGGCTGTACCAGTGCTAATACAGATTCAGGAGTCTGCGCGGCGTCTTCTTCTCCAACGAGAGTGGCAAGTTCGGCGCGGCGTTGCTCAACAGTTGCATCGTCACCGCGAACAGAATTCATCATTGTCTCAAAGTCTTCGGCTTGTTCGGGATCACCGATTTCTGGAGCGACTTCAGACAGCATTTGCTCAACAGTTTCTTGATCTACTTCGCCAACGCCCATGCCTTCCATATCCATAGCAGAACCGGGGTCCGCGGGAGCCTGTTCTAGGGCCGCGATTCCGGCAGGTGGTGCCATTGTCGGCTCACCGCCCATCTGCATTTTTTTAAGATCAACCCCGCGGCCTATCAAAATGTCCGCTTGAGTAATCTCATTATCGTTGTTCATGTCTGGAAAACCTGCGGCTCCGCCTTTAGCAAACATCTGCCGTTGCATTACACCTCTGTTCATCATCCGAATAACCCTGCCTTATTTGCGCCTGCCGCCGCTGACAGACCCGCAATACCCAGACCAAGATACTGCTGTGCCGGAGAGACACTAGGCGCTGTAGAAGAAGCAATAGTTTGCTGTGTTGATGGTGCGCCTTTATAAATGTCAGATAAAAACGCGTACCGTTGATATGGTTCGTACAGTTGAGCGAGGTCGCTCTGACGTTGTGCCTCAAGCTCTGCCTGTTGTTGTGCCTGCTGACGTTGACCCATGTCGAAGGCAAACTGCGCTTCTTGCTGTCCAAGCTGTTGGCCCAACTGTCCAAGACTTGCCTGACGCAGACCTAGAGTTCCAAGCTGTTCTGCGGCTGTTTGTGCCGCTCGCTGTGCCTGTAGGAAGTTCTGCGCTTGCGATTGAGCAAGGGCCGCGGCCCGATTACGGTCGATCTCGCTTTGCGCTACTTGGGCTCTGGAACCGCCAAAAGCGCCTGCCCCTACGGCCTGCCCTGCCGCCTGATTTTGCTGAATGTCAAAAGCTCTGTTGATCTCAGACTGCACCGCGTCTTGATAAGGGTTCATGTATTCTGTAACAGCACCGGGTTGTATGGCCCGCAGTGCATCGCCCATCGTGTAACCGGCCTGCTCTAGGTACGGTGTAAAACCACCAATACCCTGCGCCGCCAGTTGCGCCGCCTGCCGTTGCAACCCGGATTGTTCGGCAACTTGTTGTACCGGTAAAGTTATTGGTACATCAGCAAGAGCCCTAGCATCTTTTAGAAGCCCTAGTTTATAGGCTTCAATTTCGGGAGCTTCGCGGACTATCTGCTCGGTTACACTCATGACATCATTTGTCCTTTGTTTTCAAGGTTACGCATCATTGAATACATGTTGTTAATACCCTGCGTCATACTGCCGTTGCCAAGCCCCTTGACGGCGTTCTTTGTCATTACAAACTCACCGGGCATCAACAAAGCGCGAACGCTGTCTTGGTCGGGAATGCCTTCGTTAGGCATGATCCCGCCAGTCCGACGTGGGAAAACTTGTCCACCTTCTGCCGCAAACATTTGTGGACGTACAAACGGGTTACGTCTTTGCAAGAAAGAGGGTAGCCCGTACTCAGTGCCTACTGTAAACGGACCTTGTGCATAAGACGGTGTCCTTGCTTCAGGCGACAACCGGTACTCTTCTGGGTTCTCTGCTATGAGGTCTGCTCCTGTGCGCTGATCGACAAGGTCTGGCTCTTCTTCGGGAGACGGTTCAAAGAACCCGCCCAACGTGGCGGCACCTAAACCTGCTACGGCTGTTGGTCCAAACCGCTCTATAATTCCCGGACCTGCGGCTGATCTAGCGGCTTCTAAGCCCGCCTCTGTTGGTGTAATACCTGCCTTAGCCGCTCTAGCGAGATAAGCTTCTCCTGCCGCATCTTGAGCTAACGCAACATCTTCAACAGTTTTACCGCCACGGAACATGTAATCTCCAACGGTGTCCAGCATACTTTTTTCTGTGGGAGGAGGTGGCGGTGGAGGCGTTCTTGCTCCTAAATCAACTATTTTTCCTGCGGAATCAAAGTCTAATAAACGCGAAGAATCATCAACCTTCGGGGAAATATCTAACGCCTCGCCTCTCACTTGGTTGATAGTGACAGGCTCAATAGACAAAGATTCTGCCGCAGGTGCTTGATAAGCCGTACCACCTTCGGCAGTTGGACCTTGCGACATATTTTTCATAGAGAACCCTGAAAAGTCTCCAGTTGCCGCTTTTCCAATGCTTTCGATACCTGCTGAAACATTGCTGAGTTTAGCGGCATTTTTCATACCGCCCATAAAAGTACCGCCACTAAATTTAGACGAAAGACCCGCAGAAACAGCGCCCATTGCCCCCGCAGTTAATGCAGATCTAAGTGCGTCTTTTAAATTACCGCCTTGTATAAGAGTTCCAATTCCTGAACCAAGAGCGGCACCATACATGGGACCAAAAGCGGCAGTTCCTACAACGGTAAGCACTGCCGGAGCAACCTTCTTCAGTACCTTGCCGACTTTACTAACTGCTTTGCTTACGCTTTTCCCAATCTTGGAAACAGCCCGTCGAATTGATTTGAAGAAAAATTCAGGCAATCCGGTCTCGGGATTGATTGAGTTTTCACCAGAACCAACGACGTACCGCTCTGGGTTTTCAACGCCCATTTCGCGGAGGTGACTAAAAATAGACTCTTTGAGTTCCGGATTACCCTCGATCAGGGCCCGTGGTACGAGAAGCTCGCCTGTCTCAACGTGAGCTACTTTATCGTCGCCATAACGACCATAGGACGCCATGCGCTTTGCAACATCTTCAAAGTTAGCAATACCAGCAGACCCAAACGCCTCTTTCGCTTCTTCTTTTTCAAGATCTGCGATTTCTTCGGCGGTCATTATAAAATCGGCAATCCCGCCGGCTGGTACTTCTTCTTCTATCAGTTGCGCTTGTGCCATTATTGAGTAGCTCCGCTTGCACTAGGTACTGTTACTTCAATCATTGTACTGCGTTTCTCAGATCCGGTCCAAGAATTACCACATTCTGGACATTTACCTTCAGGATAGCTGGCTATCTCTTCAGGAGTGTTTACCTCATTCGGACATGACGCACAATGAACAGTGTCTTCAGTTTTTGCAGTCATTCTATACTTACCTCTACTTGACCTAAATTAGTTGTTGCTCCAACGCCTGCTACATGAGGCCGGTTTGCCTGACTTATCTTTAATATACCGTCTACCTCAAAAACTGCTCCTGCTTCAAGCCCTATGTCGTTACCTTCCTGTAAAGTAGTAAGCGTAAGGTTCGTGTGCCGCGTTTCGCCGGGGTTTTGTACTTGCTCAAGAAAGATAGAAAAGGCTCGAACAATCTGATCCTGATACTCTTGGTTGTAGCTGACCGGAGCTTGCGGAAAAAACGGGCGTATTAAACCTCTGCTCATCGGCTACCATCCGGTCGAATATCTACACGCGGGGAACCTAACCGCCACCCCGTACCTGTAGCCGTAGACTCTACACGCAAAGCAAACGACCGCCCACGTAGACGGACATGAGCTTGATTGGTAAATAGCTCTATGGGAACTGACGCCGATTGAGTCACAGTTGAATCGTCTGTATTTGAGTAAGTCGCTCCCGGAAAGTTACGCGCTTTTAAAGTAAAGACCGCAGAAGGCGCGTCCGTGCTTGAATTACGGAAAGTAATATCCGGTATCAAACGACGCAAAAATACAAAGTCGTTTCCATCCTGAATGTCTTGTTGACTTGATTCAATAAAGGCAGTGATGCCTGTTTGAGGTGTCGTGGACCCATCATCAAAACCATCTTCATGAAAGAACAAATGCCCTGTTGAAGACGCCGCGATAGGATTAGATCTAATACCTCTATCAACCCATGCGGTTCTTTCTAAGTTTCCGATATACCATATCTTTTGTTCATAGTTGTAAATGACATAGCGGTCTATTTCAGTAGCGGTGCTAGACGGGTAGAACCACCATACTTCACCAAAAGAACTGTTTATAGCTGTAAAAACTTTTTCTTTTTGCAACAGGTTAAAATCACTGAACACGTAATCTAAAACGGTGCAAGGTAATTTTTGTACGGCTCCCGTGTAGATGTAGAAGTCCTGTTCTCCCATCCAAAACACAATATCGTCTACAGCGATAGCGGCGTTTGGAGCTATGATTGTTGTATTTTCAGAAAGAATACCTAGCCCAAAGGTAAAGGGTGGCCCTAAGAACTGCATTGCGTGTAAAGAAACATCTGTAAAAACTAACATCTGTTGTTTTGTTTCTACCGCCGTAACGATTTCAGAACCCGAGGATATTCGAAGATCTCCAGCAGTGTTTGTGGCAGTTGGTAACCACGTTGTGGGAGTTTCTTGATCTGAAAAACGTATTAACAAAGGATCTACTGTTCCGATACTACCAATAGCATCACACCCAAAAGCGATGACATGCCGATCTCTGTCTGAGACAAGCACCTTTTTTGCAACTTGAGGCGTCGCTGAATCTGCGCCGGTTAAAGAATGAAGTGGAATTGCCCGAGAAGAAACTCCGTTAGTTCTATCCCAGTAAAAAATACCGCCGTTACGAATGTTAATAATTAAGTCTTCACCAAAATTATCGTGAGACCAAAGCCTTAAAACGTCGCTGGTTGCAAGTGAGGTGCTGGCAGAGCCCCATGTCCCACGACCCCACGTTCCGGCCCCCCATCCATTTCCCGGAACAACCGTGTCCAAGCCGGGATTGACTTGAAACTCTGCAATAATTGCAGACCCCCCACCCGCGGAAACAGTAGAACTAGCTGTGGTGCTTACAGTAATATTAAAACTACTGGAAGTTACGTTTGAAACTTGATGCTCTTTGTTAAGGTCAGACGCAGGAACACCACCTACCGCTGTTGCTCCAGAAAAACTAACGTAAGCAGTGTTTATCGCACCATGATTAGCAATGTTAACCGTAACGGTGGTAGAGCCGGAGGTCGTTGCAAAACAGTTTATAGGCATCTTTACTCCTAAACATTAACGTTTACATTACCACCGTTAACAACACTAACGGTAACAGAGCCTACGACTCCAGAGGCAATTAGGTCTGATTCCAAAACTTCGACAGAGCCGACCTGACCTGTCGCTCCAACGCCCGTGTCTAAAGTTTCTTCTATGGAGTTAACATTTCCTACTGCACCTGTTGCAGAGACACCGTTACTGCCTAAATCAACCGAACAAAAAATAGCTCGGACAGGATTAATGTCAGCGAAGCCTCCGCCCTCTTCAATATAATATTTAAGGTTCGTCCCCACACCTAAAAAACTTGAACCATCCAAAGCGACCCACGGGTGTAAAGCACGAGCCGTTCCATCAAACTGAGAACTAGAAACTTTTGTCCAGCCGCCTATCTTTTCCGGATACCCTTGTCTAAACCGAACCTTGTCACAATCAAACCATCCACCCTCATTAGAATAAGAAGTCGTCTCTTTTACAATTCCGGGATTAAACTGTAGCTTAGTTAAGGGCATCAGGTTTCATCAGGCCAATCGTTAATCGGTGCAACTTTACCACCATCAGGCACGTCATAAAGAGCCATGAATTTTGCGTGAGTGTCGCAAGCGGTTATAGCATCTTCGATGGTTTTACACGCAGTGCGGACAGCCGTTCTGTAAGTTGTAACAGAGGATGGTATAGCAGTTCCCGCCTCTGCCTTCCTCGTCACGTACCAATCAGAGTCGCTAAGTTTCGCTCTTGCTATTGTTTTTGTATTTGCGGTTGCAGTTGACTTGAGTCCATAGTTGATGACTTGATTACCGTTTTCATCTTTTAATTTGTTGCCGCTTTCATCTGTAGCGTCTTCGTCATCTATCTTTCTTTCGACCAAGTTTTTTTCTTCAGAATCCCATCCCCAATAGAACCTATTGTCCCAAGTCTTTGGGTCAGCCACATAAGTTAAGCCTGCGGCCTTCTTTTCTGCATCCGTCATTCGCGCCCATGCGGATGAGTATTGTGTGCCATCTGATCCAACCCATGATCGACCCTCTCGTATAATTTTGTCACCTAACTTCCACGGCATAATCAAAATCTCCTATCTTGCGTTAGAGTACTTAAATGGTTGATCCGCAAATGCCAAATATAAATAGTTTCTTGTGCCAAAAGAGACTTCTCCTGAACCAGCACTAGTAGTTCTAATTTTGAATCCATTTGACAAGAAATCGATAGTGGCAGTAGAAGCATTTACATTGCCTTCAACAACGGAAAGATTCCCGCCCAAAAATTGTCCTAGGGGTGGCCCAATGTTAAAGGGGCTTCGTTTGTTATCCATGAGGTACCAGCCTTCGGAGTTATCATAGTTCTTCAAAAGAATCCATGCTGGCCTAAAGCCAGTAAAAACAAACGTACCATCAGTGCTGTTATTATTTTGCCATTCTCCAATTTTGCTATAACCATCCACACTTGCGAATGAATAACAAATAAATGTATCTGAAGAAGCGTTAATGCCGGTATTAGAATCAAGACCAATCGTTGTTGCATTAAAAGTTACATTACTTGATGCCGACCCAGTAACTCGTGCGGCATTAGTTTCCCCCTTTAAGAAATTTCCGCTACCCGAAGCCCCAATTACATCTCCGAACACATACCACCCTTGTGCCTCTGTGATACCTTTAATGATAATTAATTCAGGCGTGACGCCGAGACCGTGACCAAACGTAGGAGCATTTACTTGTTGTGTGCCTGTAAACTTTGCAATGCTAAATTTGGCTTTTGTATTAACGCTCAATTGAACTTCTTGTGAGCCATCATTGTTTGCGCTGGCTGTGCCTCCTGCTCTCCAAGTCCATGCAACATATGTATTTGTACCCTTGTTTACTAGGCTACGCGGGTTCGATCCAGAGCTTCCTCCTGCGACCGTAAAACCATCAGAGGTAAATGCAGACAATACTCCGTTGCCGTTTCCTTGTGTGTCAACTCTGTTGAAACCTAAAGCTGTGTTAGTTGATCCTGCTGTAGCTGTTCCTCTAATCACATCAAACATTGCGTGTGCAATATCTAAGGTTCTAGATTTGATCCAAACAAAATCTGGCTGAAACTCCAAACCTGTGACCGTGAGTGTTCCATTGTTTGCGGTGTACGTGGTTGTGTCAAAGTACTGATCCGGTGTTTCGTCTTCGGCGGGATCAATCGCTGGATCAGGCAGATTAGCTGTGTTGAGTGCCTTAAATCCAGTAGGCAATGTCCCTGAACCATCCGTACCGTTAAAAGCACTTTGACCAAAGTTAAAAGTTTGCTCCGTATTTCTACCAAAAACTAGGGGGCATAGGTTATTAAAATCGAGAACACCATCCAGTTCTGACGTCGGTATTGTTCCCTGACTTGACGCAGTTTGACCGGCAGAAGTAGCTAAATAAAACTCTAACGTTTGATTATCAGCATCAAAAGCAACACCAACAATGTTATTGGCATTTTGCGCAGTACCGTAACTTGCAAATCCAGTTTCTATATGTTTATTACCATTCGACAAATATGCCACTAAATTAGCGTAGTTGCCCCAAGTAGTAGAGGTTCTAGATATTTGATTTCCTATCCCTACACCGTTACCGGCACTACTGTCTTCAGCGTTGATTGTCACCTCGTGATACCACTTGCCTGATGTTGGATAGTTAAAAGTTGCTGTGGTTCCACCATGTGTCCCACTGCTGTTTGTGCTTTTTAATCGACCCTCTGACAGACTGTGA